GTGGCACTCTGGACTGATAGAGGGTCTCTAAATGCGGAACCGTTACCGTGTAACCAGGCGATAAGCCCGGATAAGACGGAAGGTTACCACTCCGATCCTTCTATTGTAAGGATTAATCATCTCCTTACTCCAATCCTCCGAGGCATCTCTGCCATCGGGGGCCCGGAACCCAATAAGGGCCCCGGCCTTGGAGAAAGGACGAAGAGTAATCTTCGATAGAAGGTCGGCGTAGACCTCCGGTTTACGCACCAGAGATTTCATCAGAAGGCCAAGCCGGTGACTAACACGGGCACGACGGGTATTCTCCGAGAGACCGAAGGATTCATCGGAAAAGGGATTATGCATCCCTTTAACGAGATCACTCCAAGTCTCCCGGGTAATCCTCGTGGTGTCGGTGCTATTCTCGAGATTGATGACCATTTGATTGAAACCCATCATACAATGGGTAACAGGAAAACAGTCAACAAACTCGGGCCAACAGAGGTCATGCCATCTACCCCTATCATCAAGACGAGAGCGAGAACTTCGCTTTCGAAGATTGAGATAGGCAGTCCGGTGGCCGGTCTTCCATTTCTCCCAAAGGGATTTGGCTTTACCATGGCCACCGAGAGACTTCTGGAACTGGAGGGCAAGGGCGACGTAGATAATCCTATGGGATTCTCCCCAGTCGCCCTCCCCTCGGAGGCTGGGATCTCCGCTCACTGTGAGAATATACTCACTAGCCGAGATCCTCCCCGAGAGGAGTTTTGTCCCCAGTTCGCAGAGGAAGGCGTCATCACGCACTTCCCGAAGACGACGCTCCGGGATGTAGGAGTACGCACATTCCTGCAGTGCTCTAACAGCATGAGGGATACCAAGGAAGGGGATATACCCTTTCCTCTCTTCACCCATGATAGACGATACGGCCGTTGGAATACTCCACGGACGTTCGCTAACAGCGGAAAGAGGGAAAGGAGAGATCTCCTCCCCAAGGTATAGTAGTCTCTTAGCGAATTCGCAGAGATGAAAAGACTCATACGTTTTCGCCGGAGAAACGTCTACACCCAGTTCTCGGATGATCCTAAGATACTTCCTAGCCACTCTCCGGTCCCCGATGAGGATATCATCCCCAAGGAGGACGTACTTGCACGTGGACCACTGAACGGCAGACTGCCGACAGGCCACATAAACCACAAAATGGTGTGCAAGGGCAAAGACAGCCCAAGAGGAGTAAGCTCCCATTGGATTGCCGGCACCATAATGGACATCCCCCACACCCGTAAAGGTGAAAGGGTAGCCCACCATGATGTCCTTCCAAGCGGAAACCTTATCCGAAGGAAGAATGCCCGAGAGGACCAGGACAAGCAGAGAGATAGGGAAGCGATCCGTTGCCTGAGTAAGGTCAACGGAGAACTTCTTAACTGTCTTCTCTGCAGTATCCCATCTGAGAACAATATCCTTGTACTCTCCTTGGTTAAAAGTCATATCTTGGGGGATCTTACGCAGGATAGCGAAGATCCAGGCATGAATCGGGTAGAGAGCCGTCTGAGACCAATAGTCCAGAATGGCCACCACCCGAGTCTTCCCTTCCTTATCATGAATCGGGACTAGTCTTCGGAGAGTCTTGGATGGGGACTTTCCAAGAAATTCCTCGAAGAGGCCCCGATTGGAGAGAAGGAAACCAATTCGACGCGCTAGTTGGGGGCCTCCAAGGGTGCTAATAGACCTGATAAGGGTCGGAGGGAGAGCCAGGAAATTACTCCAGCTCTCCATCATAGCATTGCCCCTGGAGGGCCCCTTCTTAGTCGTGAAGTGATACGACTGCCACCAGCCTGGTAGCCTGGCATCTCGAGAGAGTTTTCTAAGCTCTCTCCAGAACCCGCTGACATGGGCCTGAAGCTTATCCAGAATCCCTTCCAGAATCCGGGAGGGATCCCTGATCGGCCTCAGGTCCACGTTGAGAGGGAGGTGCTCCCCCCTCAGAATAGTTAGAGCTGTAAGGTAAAGCCGAAGATGACTCTTCGACACCTTAAGCAGGTCTGTTCTTTTGAGGGGGAGGCGGTACTCCCTCGCAAGGCGGGCAAGCCTTCTTTGAGACTCTGGAGATTCCGGATCAGACAGGGCCCGGAGGAGGGAACGACGTCCCTCCACACACCAGGAGATGGCACTAGCCGTCCCCCGGGTCACCCAAATCCGACCCAGTTTCTCAAGAAACCCTGCTACCAGGTCCAGAGTACACCCAGAACGAGAAAAGAAATTCTCGCGAACCCACCTAACCATATGGACAAGGTGAGCCCACCGATTAAGGCGGTAAAGCATACCGCGCGACGAACGAGAACGTCGTCGTTTCCGAGCAGCGAGAAGTTGCTTGGTCTTAATATAGTAAGCTTGTACTTTGTCCATGGTGGATGTGGGAGGTTCGGGTTACGCAGTTAACCCAGGATCCTGCGCCTTAGCCACAGTAGGAGCCAATGGGACCCCTAGGGTTCCGGCCATCCTACTGAAGCGCTGACGGGATCCGGATAGTGGACCCACACTCCCCCTGACCGGGCATACCCCCCCACCCCGCCCCTTCTCTCCTCGCAAGAGGAGCGGAGGGCCGAAGGGGGGCACCGGTCAGGAGGATAAGTGCAAACCCCACTACCCAGGCAAGCGTAACCCCCTACACGGTCATACAACGCGTGAGGGTAAGTTAAACTTGCCCTTCTGGTACAGATACTCTCGATAGACTCAAGAAGATAAAGAAATCCCTTCTTGAATTCTATC